CCACAGTTTCTCCTGTAGCTGCCATTTTACCTGCAACCTCTGGGGGTAGCATGCCAAGATCAGCCGGGACTGCCTCAGCGCGACCCGCAGGAATCACATTACCAATGGTGGTAACCACCTTGTCTTCAAAAAGACTTTCTGCCAGCGCACATCCACTACACAAAATGCCGAGCACCATAACAAAAAAGCCTGTCAACCAAAACTTGTTATACATCATACTTGCAAACCTCCCTCGTCTTCACTCCACGGAGGGGAGCTTTCAGTTTTGACGGGGTTAAGAGAGCTTTCGAGATTCATAGTGACCTCTTTGCCCTTTTCGTAACTATCAATCTCACCGAGAGACTTGATGTTCAATTCATTATCCATGTACGCAGCAATCAGAGCGTCAGTTTTGGCTGCGGGAGTCTTTTTATACTTGCCCGCAGACTCAACATAACTAGGCCACTGACCTTGCTTTGTTACGCGAATGTTAAAGTCATTCCCTCTAGAGAGAGAAATCATAGTGGTGTTATCAGGATCATCTTCATCCTGGAAATCAGGCTCAATCATCGTCTGCATCACACGATCAAACAATTGCTTGCTCATGCTAATGATGCGAATAGGATCCTGTCCCTCTTCTTCAAGAGATCTAATGATAGCCTTAGCGTAGTAGCGCGGACGAGGTTTGATCATGCGAGCCATCGTGGAAAACTTACTATCCTCATCCCTACCCAGCCCCATGGCATTGTGACGCTTCCAAAGATCGTAGTAAAGCTCGCACATCGGGCACTTCTCATGCTCTACTCTGCGACACTTGTAGTAGTTCCACTTACCACCCTCATCCTGGTAAGCGTGAAGCTTAGTCTCAACAAAGAAGTCTAAGGGGTCTTCCTTACCTGGGAGGAAGCGAACAAGATTGTCGCCCTCCTTAGGTGACCAGAAACCGTTAGAAGAACCTGCGGTCTTCTTGGGATCTGCGTTCATGTTCTTGTGCATCTCACGTAATTCTGCTAGTGTTTTTGCCATTATATTATCCTTTAGGCTGTAGTGTGCAATCGAGTGCTAACAAGTTATTGGTAAAGCTTGGATTCCTGCCGACTGTTAGCGGAAAGCTGGACAAGCATATCTTTCTTCATATCAAGGGTGCCACAGATGCCTTTAGCATATCCATAGCATTCCTTGAGACGAAGTACTTCTTGGTTAAGTTTTTCAGTCTCCTCCAAAGAGTTGACGTAATCGTCAGCAGCGACAGCGGTGAGGCGGCGCTGGTTTGATGGCACACCCTCTTCACGCTTAGTATTACGTGAGGACGCCTTAAAGGATTCTAAGAGACCTTCAGCGTTGTCTAGAAGTCTCTTGGCCTTAATCATGATTCCATAATAATAGCCATACAATCCTGAAATTTCACTAAGTTGATTGGCAACTTCGTTAGGATCGCGAGCCACTTGACCGATATCTTTGATTATATCTTGGTAAGAGTCCTGAGTAATGTTGTTTGGATCAAGCATAGATTGTAGCGAATAGTTTAGGGTTGAGATGATGCAAGGTCATCGTTTGTTTTGATAATGCTACCACAAGTTGTTCGTTCGTCAAGAATATTCTTTGCTGGTCAAAGTTCTTTTCATCAAGCCCTACTGACTCTAGCATGCAGTGATAGATCTCATGAATTATAGTCTCACGAGCGTCAATATCATCAAGATTCATCTCTAATTTAATCTTTCGCTCGTCCCATATGCATAAACCATCAACTTTTTGATCCCCTTCGTAAAGATCTGAGTGTAGTTCAAATGTGAACGTGGCCCATCCTAGAAAGATTTCTCCTATTTCTTTGTCTATTAGTTTATTGTAGATGTGCTTTTTATCTTTTATGAAAGGAAAATCACTAGGCTTGTTGTTCTTCATGGATTGCCTCTCTCATTTGAAGTGTAGAGTAGTCGATACCTATGTTGATTAGGTAATGCTGCTTTGAATCGCGAGCTTTCATGACGTACACTCGCATTGCTCCTTCATCATACTCTTCTTGAGTTTGATTTAAAGAGATAACCCAATCGGCAGGTCTAATTTTACCATAGGAATCTCCGAGTTCCGCATCTGTGATGATAGGTACACGGCGAGCCTGACGATTAGTTTGAGAGGCAGTCCAAATTAGGCAGTTATACTCTACGCCTAATCCTCTTAGCTCCTCAGCAATTCGTTGTTGCGCCTGATACTCTGAATCGATAAGGCGGTTTGGTCGAAGCAACTCTAGGTAATCAACGATTAGTACGTCTGGAGTGAAGTTTTTGTGAAGCTTAAGCTGAACCAATAAAGACCTCAACTGATTCACATTACAGGCACCCGTGGGAAACTCCTTGATAATAAGATTGCCTTGAGTCTTTTGCTTTACCTCTCCAAGTCTCTCCTTCAGTCTAAGCTGACCCAAAGATGTTTTTAGATTTCTAATCTCTGTGATAACTGAGTCAAATCTCCCAGCAATCTTGTCTTCACTCATCTCCAGGGATACGTATAAAACGTTTTTGCCTTGAAGGAGGTTAGTGGCTCCCTGGTTAACCAAGTAAAGAGATTTACCAACACCAGGAGGAGCCACGACCATTGCAAGTTCCTTTGGCGACAACCCACCATCAAGATTTCTATCGTGAGTTCTAAAGACTGTTGGGATTCGGTCTCTGGTCTTATCTTCATAAGACCTAGCAATACGGTCAACAATATCGCTAAAGTAGTCTTGACCAACATCTACATTTCTATTGACAAGAAGAGCAGACTTTACAAGTTCTTCCACCTGCCCAATATCACCCTCTTGATTTAGGATGGCTACCGCTTTTCTAATTGCGGCCTCCATGGCCCGTTGTCTGGCAAACTCCTCAACGGTATCAAGGATAAACTCACGATCGCCTAGACAAGACTTATCAAAAGCATTGATTTCTGCGATGGTGTTCTCGTAATCAATGCCGTTAGCATCTGCTCCAGACACACTCGTGGAGATGAAATCCGCAAGAGCTATATCAGAAGGGACCTTGCGGTATTTATCGTAGTAATCTCTTACCCCAATAAAAACATGCTTATAGGCCGGGAAATCAAAGAATTCTGGCTTGAGCAGAGGGACAATCTCAGAGAAAAACTCTAGATCATGCTTAAGAAGGTATAGACATCCCTTCTTGGTGTTATCAGAAATGTGGTAGGGCATAGTATATAATAGGTTGGAGAGTTCTAAAATTACCTTTTCTTGTTTGCTGCTTTGCCAATTGTACCGTCTTTAGTTAACACAATGTTGGCTTTCTTTAAAGCCTCCCTAGACCCCTCCGCTCTACGCGGGTCAAGTTTTTTAATTTTACCATTAGCTTCAAGCTTCTTAAGGTCTGGGACCATTTTAGCATAGTGTTGATCGCCTGTCTTAACTCGTTCTTTTGATGCTGCAATAGATTCTTCGTAGAACTTATGCGCTTGTTTCTTATCCATGCCTTGTGTAGCATACCTCATGCGTTCTTTTTTTGCATGATAAGAGTTTTTACCATGCTTAATCATCGGCGCATCATCAACCAAGCGTTCACCTTTTCCACCGCATTGACAGTCTACCACATCGGGTGGCATATCTCCATACGTAACTTTCTTATAAACTTCATAATCCCTAGGATCATCCCAATCAGGGAGAGCGTCAATCTCTTCCTGACTGAGACTACTAACTAAAACCTCTTCAGTGAAAACATCATCCACCAAAGGAATGTGACGAAGTTCTTCCTTGTCACACTCCACACAGTAATAGTTGTAATAAGGCATTAAGCTCCGCACTCCCCGCCGATTCTGCAAGCTTCCACAATCATTTCAGACTCAGCTTGCTCACTTGCAACAAGCTCTTTAGCTTTAGCAATGTTCTCATCAGTAAGTGGGAGAGCTTTGAGTGGCTCCATACCTTTTGAACCAGCACGATAGACAGTCATACCTTTAAGGTAGGGAGCATACTTCAAAGCCATCTTGGAGACAACTTCATGGTCGGCATCCTCGGGAAGATTGATAGTCTTGCTGATTGCATTATCCACATACTTCTGAATACAGGCTTGCACTGCCATGTGCTGCTCTGGAGTAATATCGTAGGATCCTACGATGTGACGACCATTGCCGCCAGATTCAAGATCTTTTTTAAACAGAGGATCGAGAACCATCTGAGACTTCCAAGTATTTCCCTCACGGTAACGACGGTCATACATCGGAGCAAAAATAGGCTCAATACCCGTAGATGCACCGTGAATCATACCGACAGTGCCTGTAGGAGCGGCAGTAAGCATGACAGCGTTACGAATACCATGCTCCTTGATAAGCATCCTGATGCGAGCCGGGAGCGTCTTAGCAAACTCTTCATTGAGATACTTCCTGGCGTTGAACTCAGGGAAGGAGCCTCGCTCGCGAGCGATATAGACTGAGGCAAGGTAAGACTCATTACGAATCGTGGTGTAGAGTCGATCGATAAACTCGATGCACTTGTCAGTGCCGTATTTGATGCCGAGCTTGATAAGCATGTGGTGTAAGCCCATCGTGCCAAGACCAATACGACGTGATCTATCACCCGCAATCTTGCATTCCTCAATCGGGTAATGGTTTGCAGTCAGAGTGTTGTCGAGGAACCTAATGCCAGTGCGGATAGTTCTAGCAAGTCGGTTCCAATCTAAGTCACTAGCATCCTCGTTTACCATGTTGGAAAGATTGACGTGACCCAGACAGCAATTAGCATACGAATCCAAGGGAATCTCACCACAAGGGTTGGTAGCGTTCATGCGAAGGAAGTAGGACATGTTAGTGTATCGGTTGGTTAGCGACAGGTTGAAGATACCCGGTTCACCAGACTTAACCGCATTTTCCCACAAACGATTCCACAGATCAATAGCCTTGAACTGAACTTCCTGAACATCTTCAAACTGATCGTCCCAACCGCGAAGATGGTGTTGCTTTGCACGCCCCAGGGCGTCCTCCTCCGACAATCCAACAATGTTGATAACTTCGCTGTGGCCGTCGCTAGAGATTCTGTTTGCCGAGTAGACCTTGTAGTCTCTGTTACCAAACTTAAACTGCCAGTTGTCGTCGTTTTCACACGCTTCAATAAACTTATCGGTGATTGCAACCGAGATGTTGAAGTTCGTTAGCTGAGAAAGATCCAGCTTAATATGCAAAAAGTCCAGTAGATCAGGGTGATCCACATTAAGTTC